CAGATGGTTCGTGCAGTTGGTCAGGACACATTCCAACCAAAAATTGGATTCAAGACTCGTTACGGAATTGTTGAGAACCCATTCTCACAAGGAACTACACAGGGACTTGGAACACTTACACGTAACGCTAACCGTTACTACAGAAGAGTTAAGGTTACTAACCTTATGTAAGCTAGTTGCTTATATCTTCAAAGAGCACTCCTTCGGGGGTGCTTTTTTTTGTCTAAATGTGCTATAATGACCTTATGATTAATATACCAAATCAAAATTTAGAAACTGATAATTGTAGTATCTCTCATCAGATGCTATTTCAGACTCCTTTGTTTGAAATAGTAGTAAAGAATATTGATAATAGAGAATTAGAAGAGAATGTTTATAAGTTAAAGGAAATTGATATTGATGGGTGTAAGAAATCAAATAATGGTGGATGGCATAGTAAAGATTATAGTATGAGAGTAGAGGAAGATCAAGATAATCTACAATTCTTTATTCCACTATTAGATAATTTTCAACACATCCTACCCATTTTACCATTTGAACCAAAGATAGTTAGTATTGAGAACTATTGCATATGGGCAAATATTAATACCAAAAATAATTTTAACAATAGACATAATCATCCAGGATGCGATCTTTCTGGTGTCTATTATGTTAAAGTGCCTGAAGGTGATGTAGGTAATCTTGTTTTTAATGATCCAAGACATGTTCTAAGTTATGGTGATCAATTTATAACTAAAAGATATGTTGGTGGAGAAAGTACTTCTAGATTTCCAGTAGAGGGTAATATGTATTTGTTTCCACCAAGTTTAGAACATTGCGTAATGCCAAACAAAACAGATGAGGATAGGATATCAATATCATTCAATTTAAATTTAAGATGATAAATAGTTAAAATAATAATAATAATGTCTGGACCATTCACATCACAAATACAAAATAGAAATTATCTATCAGGTATAGGTTTTAAATTTAACTTGGGTAAGTATCCCAAGGTGGATTTCTTCTCTAATAGTGCTAGAATACCAGAGTTGTCTTTGGCAATTGCTACTCAACCATCATATCTAAAAGATATTGATATTCCTGGTGAGAAATTAACTTATGGGGATTTCACTCTTAGATTCTTGGTTGATGAAGATATGGAAAACTATATGTCAGTATATAATTGGTTAAATGGATTAGGATTTCCTGAATCAACAAAAGATTTTAAAGATTTAACCACCGATAAAACTGGTCAAAGAGAAATGAAAGAACAGTTTTGTGATGGAACACTTAGAATATTGAATAGTAATCTTAGAGAAGTTGCAAAGGTTAAATTTAAAGATCTATTCCCAATTTCATTAACATCGCTAGACTTTGATGCTACCAGTTCTGATGTACAATATCTCACAGCAGAAGCATCATTCAAATATACTATATACGAATTAATCAGTTCTAAATGAATCTTGACAAAATTCAGGAGATGTGGGAGCGTGATGCTGTCATCGACCCTGATAATCTACATGATGAATCCTTGAAGATTCCCCAATTACACTCAAAGTATTATACAGTTTATAATACAGTTACTTTGATGCGTGAAAAAGCAAGAGAGCAATACAATAAAACAAGATTGGAAAGGCATAATTACTATACTGGTAAAGCACCAGCAGAGGTTTATATTGAGGAACCTTTTGGATATAAGGTAAGAGAAAAGGATGCCATACAGAGGTATATGGAAGCAGATGAGAAGATGATGAAGATAGATCTTAAGATCAGATATTATGATACTACATTAAAATTCTTAGAGGAAATAATTAAAAATGTTTCTAATAGAACTTTTCAAATTAAAAATGCAATAGAGTGGAATAAGTTCCAAGCAGGTATGTAATAAATACTTTATATTTCCTAATAACTTCATGGATCATCATTCTGGTGAGACTGATGAATGGGTAGTTGAACTTAAAATGGGCATCACAGAAACTAGGTTGCTCTATAAACATATAAACGATTCTCTGTATGGACCTTACCCAAGTAAGTCTATGCATTCAATAGAGGAACTTGCATATCTACGTGCATTAAAAAATAAATTGTTTGCGATAATTTGCGAATATAGTTATGATATGGAAGAATTTGATAAATAAAGTATAAAGTAATTTTTGTTACGATGAAGCCAACTCCAAAAGAAAGCAAGAAGATCCACGAGAACTATGAGAAAGTTGTGGGACATCTTATTGAAGAGAAGTATGCTGTAGATGCTGAAGCAGCAGATAAGATTATTTCAGGTATGAGTCAGGAATGGTTTGATACCATCGTAGGATAGTGTCAGCACAAGGATTTACAGATAACGCTACAAAATATACTATCGACACTAAGTCAGTTGCTGCAAGTAGAAAAGCATTTAAAGCTGGAAATATTGATTTAAGAACTCACGTAAGAAATTTATTGGGTGCTAAAACTTTAGTTAAGTAGAAAAAATAAGGCTCTAAATAATCCTACGTTGGTATAGGATTATGAGTCATTTGATTATATCAAAGAAGAATGAAGTTCATCTGCACATAGAAGCAGAGGCACATGTGTATTATGAATTATCTGACCAATTCACTTTTGAAGTGCCTGGTGCAAAGTTTATGCCCCACTATCAAAAGAAACACTGGGATGGTAAGATACGATTATTCAGTACTCAAACAGGAGACATATATGTTGGACTATTAGATAGAGTAGTTCAATTTTGTAAAGATCACGGATATACTTACGAATTTAAAGAAAACAAATATTACGGTCTACCGTTTGAAGTCAACGATATGATTTCAAAGGAAGGTGTAAAGGATTATATGACTGCGATCTCTAAGCATAAACCTAGAGATTATCAGATTGATGGAGTATACGACGCTTTAAAACATAATAGAAAATTATTGATATCTCCAACTGCTTCTGGAAAGTCTTTGATGATATACGGGATTGTGAGATATTTCGTTGAAAAAAAGCAAAATACTTTGATAGTTGTTCCAACGACTTCCCTTGTAGAGCAAATGTATAAAGACTTTGCAGACTATGGATGGGATGTTGGTTCATATTGTCATAAGATATACGCTGGTAGAGAAAGAGAAACAGATTCTCAAGTTATTATTACTACGTGGCAGTCAATATACAAACTTCCTAGAAAATACTTTGAGAGATTCTCTGTGGTTGTTGGTGATGAAGCACACCAGTTTAAGTCGAAGTCACTTATATCTATAATGACTAAATTGGCTAATGCCAAATATCGTTATGGATTCACTGGAACCTTAGATGGATCAGAAACTCATAAGTGGGTTTTAGAAGGTTTGTTTGGTACTTCTTATAAGATTATCAAAACTGATGAATTGATGAAGAAGGGGCATCTTGCTACTTTGGATATCAACGTGCTTCTATTGAAACACCCACCGAATAAATTTGAAAACTTTGAAGAAGAGGTTCAATATATTATCGGTCACGAGAAACGAAATCGATTGATTCGTAATCTTGCTTTAGATCTTAAAGGTAACACTCTTATATTATTTGCACGGGTAGAAGCACACGGAGAACCCCTTTATGAGATGATAAATAATAATGTAGTGGAGGAACGTAATGTCTTTTTTGTTCATGGTGGAGTGGATACCCAAGACCGAGAGAAAGTTCGAGAAATCACTGAGCAGGAGAATAATGCGATTATCGTTGCATCCTACGGAACCTTCTCGACTGGGATTAACATCAAGAATCTACACAACATAATATTTGCTTCTCCATCTAAATCGAGAATCAGAAATCTACAATCTATCGGGAGGGTTCTTAGAAAAGGTAATCAAAAAACCAAAGCTACTCTATATGATATTGCCGATGATATTAGTAGTAAGTCTAAAAAGAATTATACATTAAATCACTTAATTGAAAGAATTAAAATTTATAACGAAGAAAACTTTAATTATGATATTGTAAATATACCGCTTAAGAAATAATGGGAGAAGAATTTCACGGAGTTATAAAATTAGTAACTGGAGAAGAAATCTTTGGTTTGATTTCTGTAGAGGAAAATGATCTTGGCAATCCAGTTGTTTTGGTTCAAACTCCTGTTACTATGAAGGTATTAAGTCACGGTGCAGGTCAATATGTAAAAATAAAACCTTGGTTAGAACTAGCTGATGAAGATATGTATTTAATTGCTTATGATAGAATTATTACTATGTCTCAAGTAAAAGACAAACAGATGATTGAATTTTATACAAGATACCTAGAAGAAGATGGTGTTGATTTTGAAGTAGACGGTAAAGTAAAAATAAATGAACAAATGGGTTATATTTCTACAGTAGAAAAATCTCGTAAGCTTTTAGAAGAATTATATAAACTTAATAAAGAAACCTAATATTATCCCTTCACCCCTTACAAAGGGTATTGTACAGATAATATAGTACCTTGTCAAGTCGAGTAAATAATGTTATAATATAAACAATTATTAATAAGGATATATTAATGTTATGGCTAAGAAGAAATCAGAACATTATGTTAATAATAAAGAACTCTTAGCAGCGTTAATAGATTATCGTGCTGAAGTTGCTGTAGCAAAATCAAAGGATTTACCTAAACCCCGTATTAGTAATTATCTTGGGTCTTGTTTTTTAAAGATTGCTACACACCTTTCTTATAAACCAAACTTTGTAAATTATATGTTTAGAGATGATATGATCTCTGATGGTATAGAGAATTGTGTACAGTACATTCATAACTTTGATCCTAATAAGTCTAGGAATCCATTTGCATACTTTACTCAGATTATTCATTATG